TGATGGCGTTTCCCTCGTAGGTCGTGCCGCCTTCGACGGTGTACACGATAGGCACAACGGCGTTGGCACCCTTGAGAAGGGACAGGGCTATAATCTCATCCCTGTTCAGCTTCGTAGCCTCAGTCTCACCGACCACGATGATTCCGGAGCAAGAGAACGTTACGTCATGACCTACGACCACGACCTGCTGCTCTCCCTGGTCATCCTTAGTGATGGACTCCTTGACCGTTGCGGCGATGGTCAGGTCATCCTGCGTGCGGCCGCAGAAGGTCTTGCCATTCGCCTTGAATGCGATGTTATATCCGATAACCATAATTGTTTTATAATTAAAGAGTTGTTTGCTTAACGTTCCATGTCAACGAAATCTCCCATACACCGTCCGTGCAGCTTCTTTCCAGGGTTGCGGGAATGAAGAGGTAATTGTCAGGGATATTGTCCTGAACGGCATCCGCCACGTCCGCGGCCTTGCTCTCCGCATCATCGAAATCGTTGCTGTAAATGCGGGCGTTCAGGCTCGACGTATATCCTATCACACCATCCTTGCACACTACCGGCGTGACGGTCGAAGTATAAACCAGGTAAGGATAATCTTCAGTCTCCGCTTCTGAAAGGAAGACGGGGAGCACCCCGGCACAGGCCGCGTTGAAGATGTCACCTATACGCTCACTATTTACCATAACACTCATCGATATGCTGTTCAAGATAATTTTCAAAAGCCTCAACAAACGTATCCTCGTATCCGTGCGTCGCGGCTTCAAAAAACCGCTCCGCGGGCTGGCCCACGTTATTCCGCCTTCTGCGGGATACGGCCTGATTGGCTCCCCTGATAGGCCTGTCAAACTGATGCGAAGGGTCCCTTTTCGTAAGGGTGCCGTAGTTCTTCCAATACGCTTTGAACCAGTCATCAACCGAAGCTCCCTTCCGGGGCTGCTTCCCGCTTTGCTGATGCTTGTTGTAAAGGCCGAATCCGGCGTTCAACTTACCGTCCTGCGACTTCGAGACCTTCGACTGCGCCAGGCGTTTCCAACGCTTGGGAAGCCGGTCCCGCATCATCTTCTTGGAGGCCTTTCCTCCTTCCTTCATCGCCTCCCTGCATACCTTCAGCAATTCACTCGGGGCCTTGTCGCAGAACCGCAGGCAGTCATCAAGGCCGGTGATGGTGATGCCGTCAGCCATCTATCGCCTGGACGGTGACATTGCACACGGGGGAGAGACGCGATATAGGGTCGATGGCCGTGATGCCGAAGGGCTTGCCTGCGATAAGTACCCTCCATCTGGTATCCATGGCCGGGACCTTGTAAATCTGCAATACGGCCGAATGACCGGATTCCAGGTTCCCGTCTCCCACCTGCTCGTCAACCGTCCTCTCCACACGGGCCCACACCTGCCTGTAATCGGTGTATGAGGATATCTTCTGGCCCTTGGAGCCGCGGGTAATCTCACAGCTCTGAAGGGTCACAAGGGTATCCATATCACCTATCTGCAACGCGGGCATAGACTATTCCTCCCCCCAGTGACGATAAGGCCTCAGAAGTATGCTGCTTGCCTTGGGAAGCGTCTCGACGCTGTCCAGGGGATTGGCGAACAAGGAAGAACCGATGAGAAACACCGCGTTCAGCAAATCGGCAGGGATGTCCGGCCAGCCGGCTGTATAGCGGATTTCCAGTTCGGCATCATTGTAAGTCCCCATGACAGTGATGGTGTTCTCCTTCAAGACACAGCCGGAAGTCACGTCAATGCCGTCCACGGTAACGGAGTCCAGCGCTATCACCGGACCCCGCAACCGACGAACAAACAAATCAGAGCATGAGAAAGAACCTGCGACCACCACGGAAGACACCGGTATCACCCGGCCAATGGTATGCTCCGCCGACCGGAAGGCGGCGAGAAGAATCTGACGAAGGTCAGCGTCCATCTCATCGCCAGTCAGGCGCAGATGATTCTTGAACGCGGCCATATAGCCGGTCAAGACATTGGCATCGGGGGTTACGGTCTCTTTCATGGAAGCGTAGTGGATTAGGCGATGATCAGCTTGGAGAAAGACTTGGCGAGAGCCACCTTCGCGTCAGCGTAGTAGAACAGGCTGAGCTTGATCTCCCCGGTGTCGTCGAGGCTGAACGGATTGACTACGACGTCAATACCGCCCCAGTTGCCAAGGAAGAGGTCAGCGAAGTTACCGAACACGGGAGTCGCGGCGGCGAACTGGTTGCTGTAATCAGCCTTGTAGCCGTTGATGGTGTTGTCCCTGTCGAGGATGAATCCACCAGCACCGGAAGAATCCTTCACGGTCGTCTTGGCAGCGCCCCACTGAGCGGTGGGGAGGACGTAACCCATCCTGCCACGGTTGGCGTTGGCGGTGTTGATGGCGGTCTCCATGGCTACGACAGTCGCCCAGCTGAAAGCGGTGCCAGCCGGAGTAGCGGCAGCGACGATAGCTGCAAGAGCCTCCTTGTCAAGGCAGGCGGCAGCGGCGTCGGAGAGACGGTCGATGAGGATCCTGTCCACATCGAGGGAGGTCTGCTTCATGAGATCACGGGTGGTGACCATGGAAGCACGGCAGCCACGAGGGGTGAGGGTGACCTTGCCGACAACAGCCTTCTTGGAAGGAGCAGAGGTAACGCCCTCGCCGAGGAAGGTAGCGGTGATGCCACCTACGGAAGGGAGGTCGACGTTACCGACGAGACCGTTCAGGACGGTGGCGCCCATACCGGCGACCACAAGCTTCTGCTTGACGTCCTCGACATAGCGCTGGGTGGTGATGACGAGGTTCCCGCCATCAGCAGCCGTGCCAGCGTTCTGACCGGAAGCATCCCTGGAAAGGGCGATGGAAGGGATGACAAAACCGTTCTGACGAAGGCCGAGACGGGAGTACTCAGCCTCACCGATAGCGGCATAGTCAGCCTCGATTCCCTCCATCCTTCCGTTCATGACGCCCTGGATGAAGCGAAGCAGGGAGAACACGTGTCCCTTCTTTGCCTCGCCTTCCATCTTGCGGCGGGCATCCTCCTGTTCCTTGCGTTCCGCGATCTCCGCCTGACGGAGTTCCGCAGATACGGCATCGTAGCGGTCAAGAGCCTCCTGGAGGTCCTTGCCGTTCTCGGCAGCGTTAAGGGAAGCAATCTTAGCCTCCAGCTCTGCCAGTTCTTTGCGAATTTCTGTAATTTTGCGCATAGTGTTAAGATTTAGTTATTTGCAGAGCTGAAACCCTGCGATTGTTAGTGATTGTCTTTTCCTGAGCTCAAGGGCCTCTATCTCCGCGGTCCTGTCCTCTTCAGGCTCTTTCTCGACCTCGGGATCTACCTGGGCCTCTTCCGCCTCCAGGGCTGCCTTGCGCTCCTCGGCCAGCCTGTCCTCTTCCGGCTGCATGGCGTTCTTCAGAGCATTGGGATTCGCCGGTACGTTGACCACGCTGACCTCCATGAGTTCGCATTTGGTGTAGTAGTAAGTCTCGTTCTTCTTGCCCGGGCCTTCCTCACCGACTCCCCAACGGCCCTCCAGGGGAACGAACCCGACACTGACGGCATTGAGGGTGCCGAACTCAAGCTTCTTCCAAATCTTGTCGGCCATGGGGTTCATGTCCGCAGGCTCGAACTCAACGTCAATCATCAGACGTCCGTCGGACAGGTAAGCGTGGGCCTTGCCGATCACACTGTCCGGATTGCCGGAGAACTGCAACTCATGCTGGTAGCCGATGACGGGGTTCTTGTTGAACCTGTCCAGCTGCCACCCGTCAGGAACGAGCACGGTATGATAAGAATCGCGGGTGGCATCGGACGCCACGAATGACATCCGACGCTCCCCGGTCTTCTCCCCCGACTGACTTGTGCGAATGAATATTTCTGCCATAGGTTAAATGTTATCGTTGTTTTCCTCACCGACCATCCCTTCGTTCTGGGGATACAGGAAGGTGTCAAGGCCTTCCTTCTTCTCGAACCCTTCCATCTCACGGGCCTCGTTCCTGGTGAGCCACCCGTCGAGCACTGCCTGATGGTAGTAGGCGGTCCTGGCAGCGGTATCACCACGGAGCAGTCCGTCGAGGATGAACTTGACATCGGCGTCAGACCGGCTGAAGAGCTTGGTCTCCAGCTCGACCTCCAGTCTCTTCACGATCGGACGGAGGGTGTACTGAACGAACTGTATGGTCTGGTGTTCTATGTTGCTGAATGTGGAATGGGACATCTCCGCGAGCATGTGCGGCGGGATGTTGAGCATCCGGGCCACGTCATCGATGGAGAAAATCTCGGAATCGATGAGCGCTGCGGTCACGGGGTCGACGCCGAGTTGCTTGTACTTAACGCCATACTCAAGGAGGGGGACACCGCCGGTGCCGGCGCTCTGGACCCTCTTGACAAACTTCGCATACACGTCATCACCCAGGGAGTTCTCCATCTCCATGACAGCCCGCTTGTCACCGCCCTTGGCGAAGTAATTGGCTATGTACTTCTCCAGGGCCAGCCCCTTGTTAAGAGCGATGGCGTTATAGATGACCGGGTTGATACCGACAATCCCGTCGAGGGTGAACTGCATGAAGTGCAGCATCCGGTAATCCGGCCACTCACCGTTCAGGAAAGCGAAATCAGAATCCGGGTGCTGGATCTTATACCACTTATGCCCGTTGACTATCGATACCGTCACATAGTCGGGATGGACCTGATGCAGCTCTATCCTGTTGTGGTCATAGTCATACTGGATCCAGGCATAGGCATTGCCCCGGTTAAGGAACCACGCCATGATCGTGAACCAGAAGTCGAAGTGGTTGGTATAGGCGTTAGGCCGGATATTTATGGCACGATAAACAGGGGACTTGTCATCCGGCAGCAACCCGCTGTCGGTATAGCGGAGAACCTTCTTAGGCAGGGAGGCGATGTTCTCGGAAATCAGCCTTACACCGGCAAGGTATGCGGTCATCTTCAACGCCGCATCAGACGTGACGTTGACGCCGAAGTCGATGCCGGCGGCAGAGCTCATATATGAGCCCTCCGTCCCGATGATGATGCCACGCTTCTCCGCGGCCCTTCTACGCTTGAATAATGCCATATACACAGGCCCTTATACTCTGGACCCGTGCAATAATAAATTGAATTTATCACATGCGACTGGACAAATGTCCATTTCTCACTTCCGACCCTTGATTTTCTTGTAAAACCTGTCCCGACGCTTGCGGAAGGCATCAAATGAAGAGAACCTATCCTCCCCGAAAGCAGCGAAATAGACCCCGTTCAGCCGGTCATAGACATCTTCCTGGGAGACTCCCGGAGAACTCCGGAACTCCTTCCAGAAGGCGGAGAGGAAACCGCGGAACGTAACAAGGTCTTCAGGTCTTACCATAGATTCGGCATTATACGCACCTCATGATCGTTGTACACTTTCACCTCGCTGGCAGCTTCGTTGAGCCAGCCTCCGACAGCATCCACCAGGGCGACCACCCCGTCTATCTTGTCCCGGGACCTCGCCTTGTCAAGCTTGATGTTGTCATTTGGATCCCGATAGATGACGACGTTCCCGAACATCCACCGGGCGATGGGATTGTTCCCGAAGTCAAGGGCATGCTGCAAGACTTCCGACTCAACCCACTTCGTAGGCACGGACATATACCTGATGCTCTGCTGCCATGCCTGCATCAAAGGCTGATACTTCCCGAAAGAGTGATTCTCGATCCTGGAGAGATTGACCATTCCCCAGGGGTCGAAGTAGATGCCCTTGATGTCATACCGGCCCATCTCCTGCATCATACGGTCACGGAACCAGTCCTCGTCGACAGCTTTCCCGGGGATGGTCTCCAGCCACCCGCGCTCGCGCCACAGCCGGTAGTCCACCCGGTCACCCTGGGACGTATCCTCAACCTTGGCGTCAGGGCAGAAGAATTTCCAGCGGACAGCCTTGAAGGCAGGGAACCAGAAGGCAGCTGCACAGATATCGCCCTTCGACGCGAAGTCTATCCCCACGTAACACTCCTCCCCGGAGAGGTCGGGCACCTCGTGGCTGCACGCTACGATATCCTCGTCAGGGAGCCACACGTCAGGAGCATCGACCCAAATGTCCAGGTTCTTCGTCTTGAAGGCCGCAACGTAGGAGCCACCACGGGTCTTGGCCTCCTGGTAGATGCTGCGCATGTAGTCCCAGGAGAGCGACACGCCGAGGTTCGGGTTAAGCTTACGCCACACATCCTCATCCTCCCAGTCATCCCCTTCGTCAGGGGTGTACAGCATGAAGAAGTGATCCTCTTCCAGCGGCAGCACCCCTTCCAGTTCCTTGATGTAGTCCTCGATGTCCCGGAAGTAGGGGACCGACACATCGACGCCGGCGGTGGAGATACGGAAAATCACCGGCTGACTCCTGGCACCCGTGCCGGTCTTGATCACATCCATCATCTTCGTATTCGGCCATGCGTGCACCTCATCGCAGATGGCCGCAAAGATGTTGAGACCATCCTTGTTCTCCGTGTCCTTGCTGAGGGGCTTGAACACACCAACCGTCCGGGGCACCTTCAGGCCCCAGTTGTATTTCTTCACCAGAGGCTTGAATATAGACCGCATGACAAGCGTCTCACCTGCCTCGTATGAGAGCCGGGCCTGCGCCTGGTCCATGGCTGCCGTGTACACCTCCGGTCCGGACTCTCCGTCCATGAGAAGGAGCCACAGGGCGAGCACCGCGACGAAGAAGGTCTTGCCGTTCTTCCTGGGCACCTCGATATCCGCCTGACGGTATTTCCGCCTGCCGGTGGACCGCCATTTCAGGCAGAGCACATTCGCCGCTATGAACAGCTGCCAGTCCTCCAGGATGAAGGGCTGCCCGGAGAGCGGACCCTTGTAGTGCGAGAACTGACGCGCGAAGTTGTCGAAGTTCGCCAGGGTCTTCCAATCCATCATCAGATCAGGATTGGCCATGTCGTTCCGATAACGCTTGCAGGCCAGTATGACCGTCCGGCAGGAAAGCAGCCTGCCGGAGATCACGTCATCGACATACCGGTTGACCCTCGCCTCAAGCATCTTTCATTCCCTCCATGAATTTGTCAAGTTCCGACACCGACCGTTCCTCTCCCTTCAGGCGCTTGCGCCCGGTAGGAGTCAGACCCAGCTTGATGGCCGTAGCCTCATAAGCGTTCTGCGCCTTGGTCATCACATCGACCGCCGGGTTTGTCTTCCACTTGTCACATCCCCGGTCCTGGAACTTGATTACCGTCCCAAGCTTCTGTATATCCCTTGCCGCCACCCGGGCCAGCACCACGTTCCGGGCATAGCCGGCAATCACCGGGATGTCCACCTGACGGAATAACCCCTGATCAGACAACGTGTTCACCACACTACGGAACACAGTGCGCTCCGCCTCAGTCAACGCCTTGTAATCGGCGGTACCGTAAATCTTCAACTGTTCTTTTTTCTCCATATTTTCCTCCTGGGGGTTAACCCCTAAAATCACTTTTCTTGCGACCAAAAC